ACAACTTATTAGCTTCAATCTGTTCAGCATTGAACTGAGCGTTTGAAGTTGCGCCAGGATGAAAGCCGTGAGGTGTTGTTGCTGCAGGTGCACTTGGAGCTGTAGGAGCAGCTGGAGGATTAATTATTTTGTTAGCTCTTGCAATGTTCTCAGCAGTAGGAATCATTTCAGTAGCACCCTTAGCACCCGCTGCAATACCTGTAGCTGTACCAACCACAATAGGGCTGACTTCATCTGCTTGCTGAGCTGGCGCAGAAGACTCTTTGAACTGCTGAATCATAGCAGCAAGTTCAATCGCGTCTTGTTTGGCCTCTTCATCACCCGCTTGGGCTCTTTTGTCAGCTTCTTCTAAGGCACTATAAAGTTCTTCTAGGGTCATAATATTTACTTTTTGTATTTATCAACAAGAGCTTTTTGAGATTTAGATGGTGTGAATGTCTTCTTACCACCGGCTCCAGAGTCATACTCTTCAGCACTAACCAAAGGTCTGTCTCCATACGCTTGAACTTCTTTATTAAACTGTTGGTTTAACTTATTAACGTGCTGAGCTTGAATCTGTTGGTAAGCAGGACTGTCTTCAAAATCTGCAAAGGAAGCATTCTTTCCGTTGACTCTTCTGTATTCTTTCCATGCACCATTCAAATCTTTATCTTTCTGAGCTGCTAAAGACATCCAAGCTGCCTTCTTACGCAACAAGTCAGCTGGGTCAGATGAGCTACCAGCAATCGCTTGAACAATCTTACGCTCGTTATCAGAAACAGCGCCTTGACCTTTGAACGCGCTAGAGAAGTCCAACTCAACCTGACGCAAGTAACCATCCATCTCTCTTGCACGAGATAGTTTCTCTGGTGTGGCTCTTGGGTCAACTCTACGAACCATGTCTTCAACGCTAGGTAAAGCAATCTGACCATGTGTTCCAACCTTGATACCTTCTTTAAGCAATGTACCAATCGCGCTTGTAACACCTGGCTTGACCAACACACCAAACATCTCAGGGTCTTGTTGGGCAATCGCACTGATACGATTAGCTGTCATGATTCGATTATCAGCTTTTTTACCTAAATCAAGCAAATTAGTCAAACGCTCTTCTTCAGCTTCAACTCGTTTTTCACCGCGCTTAGATTCAATATCTTTATTCAATTCAATATTGGCTTTAATTGCTGTTGAAGAACTACCTCCCAATCCAGGTTTTGGTGCAACTGGTGCGGCAGCAACTGGTGTCGCTGGAGCAGCAGGAGGCGCTGCAGGAGCTGCCGGAGGTGTAGTTGGTGCTGTCGGAGCAGCAGGAGGAGCCACCGGAGTTGTAGTTGCAGCAGGGGGTGTTACAGGAGCAGCTTTTACCGCTGGTGCTGCAACAGCAGGGGCTGTTGTTGCCACTGGTGTTGGGTATGCTGCATCAAGTCTTGCTTTGAGTGCAGGATTGCTTTCAGCCAATTTTTTAGCTTGACGCAATGTCATATCAACCAACTCACCATTCACAGGGAACTGAACGATTTGGTCTAGTGCCGTGTTGTACTGGTACTGAGCTTTAATCTTAGCTTGTTCTTTAGCCCAATCGTTATAAATCTTCTTGTATTCTTCTTCTGTTCTGGCATTCATCAGAGCGTTTCTAATCTCTGGAGTCATGCCACCTTCTGCAGGCTGTCCGCCGGCTACTGCAGGAGCACCTGTTGCATCAGCACCAACACCGCCAATACCAAGTTCTTTATTACGACGTGCTTCAAACGCACGTTGATTTTCTTGTGCGGCTTTGTACTGTGCAATCTGACTCTTCATGTTGAAAATGTCAGCAGCACTTTGTTCTTTTTCAGCAGCTCTTTCACGCAAGCCTTTGTTTAAGTCTCCGCGATAGCCTACATCAAATGCCATGACATCTCTTAAACCTTCTCCAAAACTATTTTTCTTAGCTTCTTTTTCAGCAATAATGTTTTGCATTTGTTGAAGAATGCTTGAATCTAATCCAACTGTACCTTTTACAGTTGGCAAAGCATACTTGCTGCCTTTAGGGGCAGCAGCAGGAGTAACCTGTGGGGTTACTGTACTTTCTTCCGTGGTTTCTGTTTGGGTAACGCTATCTAATCCGGCCATGTTTTATCCTTAATCGTAACTCTCTGTCCAGAACCAATCAGGCAGTCCGGGGTTTGCAAACTCACCACCGTCTAAATCAATCGGTTCATAGTTGTCTGGGTTGCTTGGATTATAACCGTAATCCCAAATTGATGAACCTGAACTTCCGCCAGTTCCACCACCTAAATTACTTAATACACTACCTAATCCAGAGATACCACCAGATACACCAAGAGAAGATAACAAGTTGCTTACAGGACCACTTCCACCTAATGCAGAAGCCAAGGCACCAATTTGACTAACAGGACTTAATTGTTTTTGCTCAACAGTTGTCTTGTCTGGTGACAAGGCTTGTAGAATCTTAGCCTGATTCATGTAGTCAGCATATGGTAAATTCTGCTGATATGTTGCTGTGTTCAAACCAGATTGAACTAATTGATTACCAATGTTACCTAAACCTGCGCCGGCTGATACACCAGTCTGTTGGTTCTGTAGTGCAGACTGCATTTGCTTTTGGAACAAGTCAGAAGCAGCTTGTGAGCGAGCTTTACCAATAGCAGACAAGTTCATCTTGCTACCAAAACCACCGGCACCAATAGCAGGTGCAGAAGCTGTAGCGTTGATGTCAGGAAGAATTTCGTTTAGATAATCTTTTTGAGCTTGGAACAAGCCACCCATCGCTGTGGATGTGTCTGGAGTCACAGTTGTTTGACCAGTTGGGCTTGTAGTTGTTAGCCATGGATTAGCTGCACCTTGACCAATAGACTGAAGAACGTTAGTGCCAGACTGGAATTGGCCTGTCGGATTAAACGCGCCAGCTGCTGCAGGCAGCGCTGTTGAGCCAGGTGCTGTTGGTGTTACACCACTTGCGCCTGTGCCTACGTTTTGAGTAGCGGTACTATACCAACTCGGCATAGCCGTGGTTGATATGTCCTTACTTGATAGAATATCATTTAATCCTGCCATTTTATTTTCTCGCCTTTTTCATTGCTTCTTCCAAATAACTTAATGGGCCCTTGCTATCTTCGGGTAATTCAGAAGGGTCTGCCGCTCTTTTATGTTTACGAATTGCTTTCATAAATTCATCTAATACATGTGCACCAGCGTCGTTGTCGCCGTTACCTAATCCAGATACAACATCCGCTGGAATTACAAACTCACCGCTTGCTAACATCGCTGGTACGCTGTCGCTTGTACCATCACCATCGCCGCGAACGTATCTGTTACCCATGCCACCCTCAGAGAAGAACTCTGGGTTGTGACCTGGAATAGAACCACCATCCGCCGCATATTCTATGTCAGGTTCTTGATAGTCAAAATACTGGTCTTCAGTAGGTTCATCCATTCCAGTGTCCCAACCAAACTCGTAGTTCTCTTGAGCTTCTTTTTCGCGTTGAGCTTGTTCTGGGTTTAGATAGTATGTGTTGTCTTCTTGGTTAATGAACTTGCCAGCAAAACCTAAACCACTTAGTTTAGTCTGCGGAGCCCAAGATGCATCACCCACTGGGTCAAACAAAGACAGCTCTTCTTTAGGTGCTGTTGTTTCACCAGTTAATTCGCTTTCATCTTCTGCGTCACTCATGTCTTGAGCTTTTTGTAACATGCCAGACAAACCACTTAGTCCAACTTGGCCTGTTGTTACTCCGCCCGCAGTTCCCATAAGATTTCGTAAGAAAGCCTTAGTGTACTGGTCCTTCAAATACTTACCTACGCCGGAGGCATCCAACTCAAAATCTACCATCGGAACTGCGTCAGGCATGCTTGCAAGAGTCTGCTCAGATGATTCCATCTCGGCAGCTGTAGTATCATAGTCACCAGGTTGGTCACCAATCTGACCCATCAACTCATCTTCTAATGCTAAATCTTCGGCCGTGGTTGGGAAGTCACCCGGTTGGTCACCGTACACTGTTGTGTCAGGTAAACTCATCTCAGCCAACATCTGGTCTTCTCTAGCCAAATCTTCTGGAGTTGTAGGGAAGTCGCCTGGTTGGTCGCCCTGATTGATAGATGGTAAACCACCTAATTCAATATCAGCAGCGTATAAATCTTCTGGAGTTGTAGGGAAGTCACCTTCTTGGTCGCCGTACTCGTCACCCATCATAGATTTTAATTGGTCATAAGAGTCAGCGATAACATCGCCAGCTTGGTTTACAACCTGACCAATTGCGTTTGTTGCAAGGTTCATACCTAAGCGAGAACCGTATCCAGCAAGTCCACTAAGCACTGCTTGTCCTACATCACCGCCAGATAACAACGCGCCTGTACCGGCACCAACGGCAGCACTTGCTGCACCACCTAATGCATTGCCTACACCCATGCCTGCGTTTTGTGCAGCTAACATGGCTGTTTGTTGTGAGCCTAATTCTGTGCCGTACTGTGTGGCTGTACTTACTTGGTCTCCGGCCATACCACCGATTTCACCAGCGGCATAAGTAATGGCTGCGGCTTTCAAAGCGTCGTCTAAGTCACCACCATTGGCAACGACTTTACCAGCTGAGATAGCTGGTAATAAATAATATTGTTGCGTGGCAATAGCGGCCACTGAGGCCATGGTACCAATTGGGTCTTGAACAGCAGCTTGTACTGTATCGCCTACAGTCTCTGCAACGTCCTCAACGGCATCACCAGCGGCCTGAACTACGTCACCAGCAATATCTCCAACTGACTCTACAACGTCACCAACTGCGCCAACAACGTCACCAACGAAACTAGCTACTGCACCCATTAGATGGCTCCTTGCTGTGGTTGTAATCTAGCGTTGGGTAAACCACCTTGATTGCCACCACCTAAATTTACTGTTACTCGGAATCCACCGTCTTGTGTTCTTTGGGCAGCATAACCCATGCCCGGGAATGGAGGATTGCGACTAATGTACTTAAAAATACCTAATAGTGACTCATCATAGAATGTAGTCACTAATGTTTTGAATCCGGCTGCAGCAGCGGCTTGTGTGAATACCAAACTGTTCTGCAAATAGTTTCTGGCTGTATCCGCGTTCAATGCACGGAACACGCCAACTGAAGGGTCTCTTGGGGATTTTTGGACGATGAAAAGGGTGTTGCCTTCACGCATCATGATAGCACCTGCCTCATGGACTTCTGCCATGATAGATGCGGTCACCTGTTCAGGTGAGTATTGAGAACCAGTCTCTTGAGCAGCAATCTGGATAATCTCCTCGTTGCTCAACTCCTGGTGTTTGGAATCGACTACTGATGTCATTTATACCTTGGGTCCAAAAATCACTAGGCCTATGTTCTAAGCTGTTCAGCTTTATAGAGCTATCTTCTATTTTTATTAAATTGTCTATAGGCCTATGCAGACCCAAAGTCTTATTAATTATCTATCTATATCTACTAATGCATATAAATCAGGCATTTCGCCCTAAGTTGACGGTCCATTTACAATAGTAATAATCTGTCTAACCCACTGCTGCCAGTCTTCTACCTCTTCCGGGTCTGGAAAACCATAGGCAGAAAAGGTGTTCAAACTGGACATGGTCAAAGCAAAATCTCTCCAGTTTTCCTCGCTGACATAAGGCAACGGCTCCTCACCAAAGTAATGGAGCATGTTACCGTTCCAGTCTGCCCAGTTTACGCCGTCAGGAAGCTGGGGGATGTCTTGGAACTCTCTAGCCATTACGGTCTTTCGTCACCGTACTCGGCTGTGATTAGGATTCTACCCATCTCATAATCACCGTTAACGGTATTGGATGTGAACACTAAGCGAGATTCACGGTTCTCAATACGCATGTCAACCTTACCATCGTCTGGACTGAAAGTAAACACAGGAGATAAAGTTTGGGCTCCACGGGCAAACTTACGCCCAATTACCTGAACCGTCATGTCACCTTCTTGTAAGAAGTCTGGCTCAATACGACGCAAGTGAATACGGCGGTTAACACCTGTTGGTGTATCACCCGCTGGATTTCCACCAACCCAACTGATGTCGCAGGTTGTGATGGATGAAGGGATGGCCAATGTGCCATCATCACTCACAGCATTAACACCAAACTCTTGTTGCCAGATTGTATATCCATTGCTTACAGGATACACACGCTGCCCAACACCTGGCGCCGCACCAAAGTTTTCTGTGGCTGTTACCAAGGTGAAGTTCTTAACAGCGTTGTATGTAGCTGTGCTAACTTCATAGAAATCGTCAGTAATCACTGTTGAAAACTGGAAGTTAGAACCTGGTACAAACACCGTTGTTTGGTCACCACTTAAATAAAACTGATTTGTTAAAGGAGCTGGTTCACCAGCTGGTGTAGCAATTACTGTTGCTGGAGAACCAAAGGTTGCAACATACTGCCAGTCACACCAAATAGGTGTTGGGAAAACTTCTGTAGTATAGCCGCATGAACGGCGAGCGCCTTCTGCTTGGCCAGCATCGTACCAGATGTCATCCTTAACGTTATAGATGATTGCATCAGTACATTCTGTTGCTGTACCACGTGGATAAAAGAACCAAATCTCATTATATCTAGGCACTTTTGTTGCCCATACTTTTTGGCGTTGTGTGAAGTTCAAGTTGTCAAAAAGCCAGTTTACGTTTTTATCATTAGGCACAACTGAAACAGCACCGTTATATTTGTAGAAACGGTCAACACCCATCCAGTAATAAATACCGTCCATTTCAACGACGGAACTTGATGACATGATAGAGGTTTGGCTAGAAAGGATGTCATAGCGCCAGTATTGTGTTGGGTCGTTTGTAAACGATACACGAATCAAAGAGTCCGTGGCCCAGAACAACCCTGAAGGAGATTGTGTACCGCCTCGCACTGGAATGCCTTTTACAATCTTACCAGCGGCCATGTTGACTCGATTGGCTAGTGCGCCATTCCAGTCATTAAAGTTTTGGTCTGCGTACGTTGCATCAACGTGGTTGTTTGCAATAAATCCGTTTGAGCCATACACAAAGATGAATGGATACAATACACAAACGCCACCGTCTACTTTGATAGGCTCGTACGTTGGATTAGCACCTTCTGAGTCAGCCAATCCATAGAACTCCCATGTATTACCTGGTCCAGGTAAAATGTTACCAGCTAATACTTGAGTCTCAACACCGCTGTCAATGTTTGATAGATTGTGACCTGGGTGAGCAATCACCTGTAGTGCACCACCTTGCGGGTTGTACTGGATGTCAAACTGCCACAAGTTATCAGAATCAGGTTGATAATATGTGTTCGCTAACCAAACAGAAGTAGGAGAACCAGCAAAAGAAGTTGTTAGCACAACTGTTGTGTTCGGCGCTGTATAGCTTGACGATGCTACAGTATAAATTGTAGAGCCTGGGTTTTGGTCAAACACAACCTTAGCACCAGTTGGGAATATTGTTGTGTGGTCACCAGCAATCACAAAGTTTGGAGTGGCTGTTGACACAAGAGCAAACTCAGAATAACCAACCATTATCTTGGCAGGGAATGGTCCACTACCAACACCAAAGTTTGTACCTGTAGTAAACGCATCTAACGTTGTTGCGTTGCCAGTAAAGATGTAGTTCAACGCATTGTAAGCGTTTGAGATAATGCCACGTGGGATGCCGTTAGGGTCACGGAACATCTGTCTGTATCCACCCATCTTACGTGGCACTTTACGTTGGAATCTAGTCCAAACGCCGTCAGTAAACTCGCGAGATTCAAAGGACGTTCCATCACGCTTGATGCCAGCTGCAACACCTAACGTGTAAACCAATCCTAAATTTTGGTCCATCTTTTGTTCTGCCATTAGAATGTACCACCCGCAATCAATGCTGCATTAAACTGTGCGTCTGTTGACAACTGTAAGTTAGATAAGTTTGTGGCGTTTAGGTTTAGCATTTCTACGCCGTTTGCCGCTAATCCAAGCTCATGGTTATTAGCCAAGTACATACCAGATGTGGTATCGCTAATAAATGAGAACGCTGGGGCCGCGGCAGAACCGTCGTTTGCTAAGAAACTACCGGCTGCAGATTGTGATGACAGAATAGATAGGTTGACACCGTCACTTAAAATAAGTGTTGATGTGCCGTTTGATACAGTGACTGTGGTTCCTAAGCTGCCAGAAATCTGCATAATGATGTTGTATGCAGAAGAACCAGTTTGGTTGTTTACAACGTACAATTGAGTAATAGCAGGAAGCTGAACCGTTAAGTTGGTTGTTCTAGTTCCTGAGAAAGCCTCATACGTTTGAATGTTTGGAGCGTATGTCACCAAGCTAAATGTTGAACCAGGGATACTATCAACGTCATACGTAGCAGCTGTGTACGTTACGGCTGTCTGACGTGCCAAGCCAACTGTAAAGAAGTTACCAGTAGTCTCATCATACACAATGGTCGCTGAGTCAGACGGGTAGAATATCAGGCTTGTGTTGCCGTCAATTGTCTGTGTGCTGTATGGGTCGATTGTAAGCGCGCCAGTACCACCGTTACGCACCATGATAAACCAACCATTAGACAATGTTGTTGGGTCAGGTAGGTTGAATGTGCCAGCACCGCTTGTCCAAACATAGGCCAAGGCACGGCTGCTTTCAGTGAACGTTGGCGCTGTGGATACAGCAATAACATCTGTAGAAGTTTCTAACTTGCCACCGATGTTAATTAGACCATTACCAACCAATGTGGCAGCATCAGCAACTGAAGTGCCAGCACCAAACTCAACGTTACTCCACACGCCTGCGGCGGTAGAGTTGTCAGTTAGGTAGAAGTAATAAGCATCACCCGCTGCAATTGAAACAGCATTGCCCCCAGCTGAGTCTTTAACCAAGAACGCATTAGCTCCTTTGTTACGGAACAAAATGTCCGTACCAACAGAACCTTGGGTTGCATCTGGTAATAGAATTGATAGACCGGTTGTTGATGGAGTACAGTCCATGACGCGGGCAGCAGGAACTGTAGTAGCTCCTGGCACCGCGTAGTTTGGCCACACCAATGTTTGATTGGTGCTAAATGATAATGAGTAGTAACTGACGTCGGTAGGTTGTACTACGTCGCCAGTAAACGGCGATACAAATGTTGGCATTATGGCTCCATGACGCTAGTGTTACGGTCAACGTTACGACTTGCGTTTTCAGCTTTCAGAGCAGCCATAGCTTTGTCATAAAGACTTTGCCATAGTTGTAGCTTATCTGGGCTCTTTAAGAATCCTTGAGTCTGTAACAATGTGCCAAACAATAGTGCTTGAGGTGCTTCCCTGGTAATTAAATTTTCTTGGTTAGATGAATCTAACGGCTGTATGCGGCTGTAGTAAATGATTTCTACAGTGTAAGCAGCATCTGGCTTTGGTCCTAAAGCCCAGTGGTCATAGTCGTAGTCTGCGTAGTACAAGGGTTGAGCATTAGCATATTCAGCTTGCACTTGTGCTACGTAGTCTTGTGAGCGGTGTGTTACAGGCTCACCATTAATTTTCATAGAAACAGTTTTACGCCAACGAGCTGGCTTTGACAGCGTGCCCTGTGTTGGTATCAACGTTGTTGTAACTACATTTAATTCCCACAATGTTTTCATTTCGGCGGCAATAGATTGCTCAGCCAAACCAATTAACATGGGAATCTGGTCTACAAAACCAGTGTCGTCACGCTCGGAGTATTTGATAATATCCGCAACGAGATTATCGTATGTCATGGAATATGCTGCCATTATTTCACTACCTCGTATCCCCACTTTTGAGGGTTTGTTTTTATTCTCATAGATACTGCAGCTTGACTAATATTTAAAAATTTAGCTAAACTTCTATGGGTTGGATATACAATATTTTTATATTTAATTGCTTGCGCCAATCTGTGTTTGGCTCCTGACATGTTTTCAGACATTTTCTTTTTAGCTTTGTCAGAATGTTTTTTACCAAACATCGGGTTATTTTTTCCTAATTTTGTTTTTGAACGCAACTCTATTTCTTTTTCAGAGAAATCAAAATTAGATTTGTAGCCTAATAGTTTTGCAGCTGCGGCATCTTGCCAACGCCCATACATTTTATAATTAACAAAATGTTGAATCATATGGTCTACGGGGTGTAACAAAACTAAATTGTTTTCATCATCAGAACCACCAAAACATTTTGGAATTATGTGGTGTTTATGAAACCCGTTTAGCAAATTCATATTACCTTGTGTAATAGCTAATATTAGGTTGGAAATAGATTGGTGCTTCGTCTTCTTCACCATCCTCAGCGCTCTTAAGATGTAAAGCCGCTTGCTTCTCTAAGTAAGCAACACGGTTTAAATCCACGCTAGGGATTTGTAAAGCCAACTCATGGCTTAGCATAGACTGTAATGCACGAATCCAACGATTCGGAACATACAACTGATTAGACAAATTACCCACATCCCAAGGCTGTAGTTCTAATACAAACTGCATCATCTGGAAGTCGTTATTTGGAACTGGCCATATACGAATCTGTGGGTCAATCTTTTTGTCAAACCAGTACTGTAGCGCACGGTTGGAAGCAAAGGCTTGCTGTGGTAAAGCAAAGTAATCGTCACGGTTCAAAGGAGCCATGGGGATAACTTGCTGTACATAGTTGAATGTAATTTGACGCAATGAGAATGTAGAAGCTACTGTCTCACGCAATCTGTAATATAGGTAAGGTACAGTTGTGTTGATTGGGTAGTATGCCCACTTGCCATCTTGCAACACAGTGGTTGGCAAAGTTTCTACTGTTGACCAAGTTGTGCCGTCGTTACTAGACTCTAATACCAAGTTGTATGTTGCTGAACCGCCACCTGCAACGTAGGCATTAAAGCCAACGTTAACGATGGCTTGAGCTGAACTGTATGAGGCACCGAACCAGTTATTAGAACCGGCAATAGATGTGGCAAAACCTTGTAGGTCACCATCAAACAAAATGGCTGCGTTGGCGTTAGCCAATGGTAGTGCTTCAGCAATCTGAGGAGTTACTTGATATGACCAGTTAGCTGCTCTAATACCAATCGTTGAAGCTGGTAGGTCAACTACCTTTTGGCCGTTTGTTGTACCAATTAAAATCTCTTTTAACATCCACAAGTTCACGCCCTTGTTTGGCAAGTCTTGCAAGATGTAATAGAGAGCTTGTTTGGCTGCCTGGATATATTCAGGCGTTTGTTCTTCTGCCGTTTTACCAGCGGCACGGAAGGCATACTCAATGAGCTGCCCTACTGTAATCTGCGTTTCGTTTATTGTGTCGCTGTACGCCATTATTATCTTCCTCTGCCAGCAGCTTTCTTAGGTACCTTTTTAGGTAAGTTCTTAGACGCTGGACCAGCTTTCATAAATTCTTTGCCAACCTTCTTAGGGATGCCAAGTGTGCTTTTTCCTGCAGCTGCAGCGCCCATGGCGCCGCGCTGAGCTTCTGACTTATATGGCATTAGATTGAGCCACCACAAGCACGACCAATAGCTTGAACGCCTTTTAGCAATTCACGCTCTTTGTCAGCTTCAGGACCCATTGGGTTAGATTGACCCATGCCGTTTGATGGAGCTGCTTGACCCATACCACTCATTGCACGAGCTCCACGTTCCATGGCGCCCATCATGCCTGGCTGTTGTGCTACTTTGTCTAGTTGCTTACGAGCTGCCGCGTTCTGCTCTGGTGTACCCATCACGTTGTCACGTAAGCGACGACCCATACGCTCTACTACGTTGCCGCCTTCTTCAAACATTGGCAACTCACCTTCCATAGGCATCTCTGCTGGAGCCATGTCCATTGGTTTGGTAGGAGCTTGTTTTGTCTTAGGAGCTTGCTTCTTTGGTGCAGAGCCTTTTTTCTTGATGCCAGCGATGTCTTTCTTGTCTTCGGCAGTCTTCTTCATGCCAATAACTTCGCCGCCTTTTTTGTACTTACGTACTGTACCGCCGTCTTTCTTGCAACGACCACCGGACTTCAATTTTAATTCTGTCTTGCCTTCGCCTTTGTGCTTCATGGCTTCATGCTGACCAACAGCTTTCTTAACGATGGCTTTGTCTTGCTTCATATCTGCCTTGTCACACTCTGCTGTCTTGCGTGACTTGTAGCCTACTTGACCGCCTTCTTTGAAGCAGGCAATCTTAGGGTTCTTCTTAAATCCGTCCATGGTATTTCCTCGAGGTAAAATGATAGTATGGGATTGTGCACATCCCTAATACTACTTATGCACAAAAAAGGGCCTTTAGGCCCTATGTAATCATATGTCAGATAAGAACAATCTTCGTTCTTCTCGTCGCCTTTTTGTCAGCTCTTGGGGCTTGTTCCAGTGTAAAAACGCGTTGGCTGCAGACTTTTCTCTGAACCCATTGAGATGAAACACCACAGAAGAACGTGCTAAATTGTCCAGTCCTATGTTGTGGCAAAGGCTCATCAGAGCGTCGAATTGACCTTGGTTAATAGGGTACTCTATCTTGGTGGTTAAAAACCGCTCACAGGGCTCCAAATCGCGTTTGAGGAGGTCTTCTATTTCACGCTTAGACAAACGAGCAAACAGCAGGTGTGTCTCAGAATCCTTAATCTTATGTCCAACGCCAATGGTCCAGTGGCCTGCACTGTCCAAATAGGCTTGGTTCATTGACCCTTCCATCTTGTAGATAAGGTCCAATGTGCTTGATTTTATTCCAACTTTCTCTTTTTGTTGCACATAATTAAAGCGAAAGGTTAGGAAAACTATGGCTGTGATAAACACGCACCAGAAGATAATCTTATGTTTCATCTAACTACTAATGCAAAAATAGAGCTTTTTCAGCTTCTCTTCTGCGAATTAGTCCTTTTGATGGCTTGCCAAGGTTTAGGTTCCACTTCAGCAATTCGTTGGCAGCTTCTGCCCACTTCTGCTCATTAATCCTACGGCGCAAGGTTGAGGCCTGTAGTCGGCCAACGCCTAGGTTGTATGCAAATGAGACGATAGCGCCGAGCTTGTTGGGGTGGGCAATTAGGACTGGACAGGTACGCAACACACCAGGTATGAATACCTTTTGCAGTGTGTGGTTGAGCAGTTCGTTTGCCTCTTGTTGTGTGATGGGAGGGTCTTGAAGTGTCACCTTTCTACCATCTAGATAGAAGGTTGAGCCATACCCAATGGTAGGCACTCCGGCAGAACATAAGTACGGCCGGAGTTTTAAGCCTTCAAATTCCTTAATAAGATTAATTGCTTCTTGACTTAATAACACGGTCTAAGAACCAAAAGTTAGCGATGCCCCAGAATAGTGCCTGGTCATCCGGAGTGTACAAAGCCTTGGCGATTGTTAACGCGTCTGCGTTGTTTTGAAACATGGTGTAACCAATCGCGTATTTGACTGTGATGTACAAGCACAACAACATGTAGGTCAGTACAGGACGCACAGAGGCGTTCATGCCGTCAATAAATTTATTACCAGTTGGAGCTGACTGTGCTACCAAAACATCCCGCAGCGCACCAATATCCACGGTCTCTTGTTGGATTTGTGCCTCTTGAATCTTTTGACTACCTTGCAATTTAGCAAATTCAAGTTGTTTGTCCTGCATGTTTAATTCATGTTGACGCTCATTCTTAGCATCCAAGAACTTAAACAATTCAGGAACTAGACGAAAGGCCCCACCTAAGAGGCCTCCCAAGATAGAAGAACCGGCTGATATGAATTCCATGTTAACCCTTCTTCATCTTAGTTTCGTTGTC